AATTTAAGTCGAGTCGAAAGATACTTGAGAACATCGACGAATGGTCGAGAGCCAAGCCGGATTATGAATCGGGATTTACTGGTGGGACCCTTCTCCGCCAGACCATCAACGGAGACATGCTGAAGAAGCCCGACAAGTATACCATCAAGTTCAAGAACGGGTCTTCAATTATTGCCGTCCCATTGGGTGATCCCAACCGCCTTCGCGGTATCCGCGCAAACGTGCTGGGTATTGATGAAGGTCTTCTCATTTCCCAACAAACCATTGATAACGTTCTCAAACCATTCCTTTTTACCCCCTCTGAAACCGAGGTAAATCGCCGCATGAGGGTGCGCGAAAAAGAGAACCGAGCCATAGCGTCGGGGAAGATGACGGAAGACCAGCGTGAACAATTCAAGTCCGAAAACAAGATGATTGTATTGAGCAGCGCCAGTTACTCGTGGGAATATCTCTACGAACTATACAAGAAGTATCTTGGCATCATTCACGGACAAAGAACGGCGGAAGAAATCGCCGGTTATACGGGTGGCACCTATCTCGTTCATCAACTCTCGTGGAAGGTCGCGCCAGAGGATCGTGTTGAAAAGGCTATCAAGCAGGAAATCGAGAGCGGTATGTATTCTGAGTCTACTATTAACCGAGAATATAACGCACATTTTGTGCAGGAGAGCGATGGATATTTTCGCGCATCCAAGATGCAAAACTGCACAATTGAAGATGGCCAGTCTCCTTGCGTCGAAATCATTGGTGACCCCAACTCCGACTACATTCTCGGCATTGACCAAAGCTCTTCCGACTCCGAAACCTCCGATCACTTCGCCATGTGCGTCCTAAAAATTGTGGAGCGTAAACTCTCGGACGGCACAATGCGTAAAATGGGCATGGTAGTTCACCAATACGCTGAGGCCGGCGACACTCCGCTCAAAGAGCATATTGAATACCTCTACTATCTACTCACCTCGTTTAAAATTGTCTACCTTGGCTATGACGCTTCTCAGGGAGCCAACCTCGGGTTCATCAACATCTGCAACGAATCCGAACTGTTTCGCGAGAAGAAAATATCGCTCGCCCCCATCGAGGCCGATTTCGGCAAGGAGCACTCTTCCGAGGTTTTCAAACAGGTCCAACAGAAATATAATCGCCTTTCTGGACGCATCGTTCAGCCTCAACACTTCCATTCCGACTTCCAGCGCGCCGCGAACGAGCATTTGCAAGCCTGCTTTGATGGTCGCAACATCCTCTTCGCTGGCAAACCGCGTGCCCACAAGCCGTCGCTGGACATCTTGCTAGAGAAGCAAATTGATAGAATCCTCGAAGTTCACTCCTCCTTCAACGCCAAGAGCGAAGACGGAAACCAAGTGGTCGGTGGTCCCAAAGATGAGTTCATCGTCAATCAAGAGGTTCTCATGGATCTGGTCAAGAAAGAATGCGCGCTCATCGAATTGAAGGCCAACGGGTTGGGCCATCTCTCATGGGATTTGCCCTCCCATATGAAGCGTGCGGGTAAGACGCGCAACAAGGTCCGCAAAGACTCCTACTCCGCCCTGCTTTTGGCCAATTGGTGTCTCTACATCTATACGAACGCCATGAATCTGCCTCCCGTGGATGGAGATATCGGGTTTGCTCCGGTCCTACTTGGTGGGCCGGGTCAATATAGTTGGATGAAGTGAGGAAAGATAGAATTGTGTCAATATTGTGGGAATGGGCCTCTTTTTTGGTGTATAGATAGGTATGCCTAGAGGAAGAGTAGGAAGAACAGAAGCGCCTCCATTTCAGATATGTAGGTGCTGTAAGATAGAGAAACCCATTGATGAATATGGGAATAATGCTGGCTATAAAGATGGTAAGCAGAGAAAGTGTTTTGAGTGCGTGCGAGCGGTGTCTCGGGTATATAATGAGACTAACAAAGAAAAAATGAGAGTAGCCCATACCAAATGGGTGAATGAAAATAGAGAATATGTTCGCGCCTATCAGCGTCATTGTTGGAAACCCGATCCCGACTTCAAATTCAAGGGAGACGTTTTTAATGGTAAGCCAGTCGAAAGAGAACATGTTCTTAAGCCGAGAGATAAGGAGGCTATCAAGCGAAAACAAAGAGAGACCAAACACCTTCGGAGAGAGAAGAGTCGGCTTAGTATGAAACGTCGGCTTCAAAATCCGAGCGCCCGACTTCTTCATAACTTGAGAGGGCAACTCAGTTCCGCAATCAAGAATGTTAGAGCCAAAAAATATCATCATACTCTTGATCTATTGGGATGTTCATTATCCGAATTTGAAAAATGGATAGAGTCTCATTGGCTTATTAATATGTCGTGGGAGAATTACGGGCGCGAACGAGATCAATGGAGTATCGACCATCACTTCCCATGCACTTCATTTGATCTTTTCGACGAAAAAGAACAGCGCAAATGCTTCCATCATACGAATCTTTATCCTATGTGGCATCTAGACAACATCCGCAAGAATAATACCGTCCCTTCTTCGCCCAAAACCGATCAACAAAAAGCTTTCTTAAAATCCCATGAGTAAACGTCAATACACCAAACGATCTGATTTCTGGAATCATCCGCGCAAAGTAATCTCGGCGGGGTCAGAGACTGCGTCAAATCCGTCTACTCTTCGCCCCGTAGACGCCGCGACCCTCAAAACGATGGTCGATCAATCGGCGGCAAGTATCGAACCCTCTTCACTGGGGACTCACTTTACTGCCGTGGCAGCGTGCGGGGGTGGCAATGTAGGTGACGTGAATCGAAACAGTTGGGCCAACACCATCATCGATAATAATGCTTACCGCAACATTCGCAGCGGTGTTATCCCGTTCGCACAGCGAGATGGTAATTTCTCGATGGGTCCTGTCATCGACATTGTGATGGCTGCCTATTTTAATGTATCTTCCATAAGGAACACCGTCAATCTTTATCGCGATTATTCTATATCGCCACTCCGTATAAAATGCCCGAACAAAACAGTCAAAACCTTCTTTTACAAGTGGTTTGAGGCTATTAAATTGACGGATTTCATGTCCCAGTTCTTTTTGGAGTTCTGGCGCAGTTCGAACGTATTCATCTACAAATTCAACGGGGAAATCGCCCCCGACAAGTTCAAGACTCTGGAAACCGCGTTCGCCGCAAAGAGTCCTCAAATCCCTATCCGCTACATCATCCTGAACCCGGCGCAAGTGTCTTTGCAGATGGGTCCGACCTATGCGTATAATTTCTCTAAAATGCTGTCAGTCTATGAGATTCAGCGTCTGCGCGACCCCCAGACCCCCGAGGATAAGCAGGTTCTGAAATCCTTTCCCAAATACATCCAAGACCAAATCAAAAATTACGGTTCTTACCCCTTCATCTGGGCTCCTCTCGATACCAAACGCCTCTACTATGTGTTCAATGGGAAACAAGACTATGAACAATTAGCCGTCCCCATGGTGTGGCCCGTCCTCAATGACATCGAATGGATGCTGGAACTCAAGCGCATGGATATGTCGCTGGCCCGCACTGTCGAACAGGCCCTCTTGTTGGTCACCGCTGGTGCGCCCGCCGATGATAAGAACCCGCCCATGGGGAAGGAAACTCTCCAGCGCCTGCAAAACATCTTCCAGAACAACGCCATTGGCCGAGTGCTCGTTTCCGACTGGACCACGAAAGCCGAGTGGAAGATTCCTGATCTTAAGGAGCTGCTTGGCCCCGCGAAATACGAAGTGGTCAACGGCTACATCCGCGACGGTCTTCAATTCACAGCTTTTGGCAACGAGAAATTCGCGAACGCTTCAGTCAAGATGAAGATGTTCGCTCAATCTCTCAACGAGGGTCGCCGCTCTTTCCTTGACGGCTTCCTGCGTCCAGAAATCAAGAAGATATGCGAGGCGATGGGTTTTCGTCACATCCCATTGGTTGAATTCGAGGAAATCAACACCGAAGACCAAACCATCATGAGTCGGATTTACGCCCAATTCGCTCAATTGGGACTATTAACCCCTGAGCAGACATTCGACGCGCTCAAAACCGGCAACCTGCCAACCACTGATGAGTCCGAAGAAAAACAGGCCGAATACAAGAAGATGAGAGACCGAGGGTTTTATATGCCTCTGGTGGGCGGTCCTAAAGAAGGAGAAACGGGTCGTCCCGGTGGCACGAAAGCTCCCCAGACCACCAAGAAGGTCAGCCCCATTGGCACGTCAAAGGCGAGTATTTCGCTCAGTCAGGCCAAGATTGTTGAAACCCTCCCGTTGATGGATCACGTCCACGCCGGGGTCGAAAAAGCCTACAAGAAAGTGCTGAAAACCAAGAAACTGGACGACCTCCAATCTGACCTCGCCATGGCGGTTGCCCGTTCAATCGTGGTGAATGAGCCGCAGGAAAAGTGGGAATCGTCTATCTCGGCATACATCACGGACCCTAAGGATATCCCCACCGACGTAGCCAACGAGATTGATGGTATTAGACTGGAATATGATGTGGACCAGTGGACGGCCATTCTCCTTCACAAGGCCCAGATTCAAGGCGAAGAGGTAAACCCATCTTGATTCGGTGTATAA